ATCGGAATAAGAAAATGATTGTTGTTTTTGTTTGAAAAATGAAATCGGAATAAGAAAATGATTATTTTGATTGAATTTGGTTAATTAATTTTTATAAATTTCACATTGAATTGATATGTGACCTGACCCACCACATAGCACACAGCTCAAAAATGTGCATTCTACAGTACGGTGTTTTGTACTATCGCAGAATTCGCATTTTCCAACTTTGATGATTTCTAAATGATTTGCTCCTGTATTGCTAGTGCCTTGCAGTAAATCAGCATCACGATGTTGTTTTGACAGTGCATATTTTGATTCATATGCACGTTTAAGAGTTTGTGAAACTTGGGTCTCCCCGCAATCAAAGCAGGAAGTTGGTAAGGGTTTGAGGATTGCAGCAGTTGTTGATTCTAACTGCTTGATGAAGACAAGAGGATGATGATAAATCAAATGAGACGTCAGACCTTCCTTGTTGTTGTGGACCTTGACTGATTGTTGACAAAGGTTACAGTATTTGTAATTAAAGATGTGAGACATGATCTTGATTACTATTGGAATTTTGTATTACGTGCTAAGAATACCAAGGTATAGATTAGCCTACCGATGCGTCTGCGAAAGCAGGACGTTTCGATCGAATAAAAGCACGCGGTATGGGCAATTGATCAGCACCTTGAGCCATAGGCAATGTTGATTGCGGTACGACAGTGTGCGTCATATTTGGTAAATTTGTTTGAAGCCACCGTTCATGTGGTAACAGAACAAGTGGATCAGTTTGACTACCCATATTATAAGTTTTCACCTGTGGTGGTCTCTCAACTTTAGCGCTTGTGGATAGATGTTTTGCAAACTCAGCTGGTGTACGCTTTATGTAAGAATCTGGAACAAATCCTTGTTTATTTGCAATGGCTGACGAATTATTGCGAGTGGAATAAATTGTAGGGGATGTATAAAAATTATTGCCACGGTAAGCTTGAATTTGAGGGAGTGATGAATTTTGGCGATTAAAATAAAGTGATGATGCAGGGAGACCGTCTTGAATCAATGAATTTTGCATGAAATTTTGTTGTTTTTGCCAATTCTCCTGTGCCAAATAATTTCCCAATAATGAGGATCCTAAAGACCCGACAACATTAGATACTCCTGCGACAGCTGTTGGGAGTGCCATTTATGTAATTTGGAATTTTCTTTTGTATAACGTCTTGCGTGCACATTTTGTTGTAGAGCGAGTTGCTGTTCCAAGGACGCCATTGGCATTGGATAACCATCATCAACTAAAGCAATTGTCTTAAAGATAATAGGACGACTAATAATTTTTGTTGTTCCTTGTGCGGAAGTGGTCATAAATCCTTCAAAGTAAGCTTTGTAATATCCTAAAGGCAAATTGGTTTCAGCATCAAAGAATTGTCCAAAGTAACATTGTCCTTCTACTTGTGGTGTTAATGCTAAAGAATTGACTTGGTAGTAGAATGCATGAATTAGAGGAGGAACATCTGCAGGTACAAATGGTGTTATTCCAAGGAATCCAATAATGGATTCTGGTGCAGGTCCTTTTGGTACAAAAGGTTTGGGATCATTAGCTGAAATTCCTGCTTCGTATAATCCATAACCGCCAAATGGTAATGATGTGTTATATGTTTCCTGCTCGTTTGTTGAATTTGCTCCATTAAAATGCCAATTGTTAGGTGAAGTAGTGTCCAAATGTGATGGCTTAAACACCTTACTCACTGTGATAGTTGAATCTGTGGTAATAAAAGGTTGGGTTGGATTTGTCAGCCTGAAATAGGTCCGTGGTATTGTACAATCATTAGCATCTACACTTAAGTGTGTGCTATCAGAATTAGTAGTAGCCATAGCTTTTCTTCCATTCATTGAAAAGCCAGGTAATGAATACAATGAACCATCTCCTTTTCTCACACCACCAGTAAATTTGATGGCTTCAGGCATAGCTGCTTTTTCAAATAAAATTAAGGAACTATAAAAGTCTCCTACTCCAATGCTAGAGTTTAAAGTAATTTTAAGCGATGGCAAACTTGCATTTGATGTACCAACAGATGGAATAATTTGTGCTAAGTGCATATCACGACAATTGATATATAGTTGAACAGTTACTGATGTAGAATTTGGTTGTGCTAGCAATTGATTCATAACAAAGATGATAAATGTTCCTCCAATATTTTCTTTTGAGAATGGTGCAGACGATTTACGATCAAATATATGGTACTTTTTGTCATTTTGGTCACCAGTTTTAATTTCAATGGTGTCTGTTTCTTTGACATCACACACTTCGTAAGGAAAGATAGTAAGATCCGTTACAGAGCGGTAATCATCAACATTCAAATTTGGTGGAATCCATGTCATGCCAAGTTTGCCCCCATAGAAGGCAGTCCCGACTAACGAAATTCTGTAATTGACAGATCCACCCCAAGTGTTGTAAAATTCTGTATACTTTTCAAAAAGTCCATATGTTTTAAGTGGTGAAATTGGTGCTTGGTAAAGAATAGTTCCTGGTTGCATTGTTGAACTCCATTGAAAATTTTCTACTGCAGCCCAGTGATTCTTAAAGAATTGAACTAATTCATCCATAGTGCCTCCTGTTGCTTGTTTTTGCAACCCCAGAGAAGGTGCTGAAGGAGCTTTTTCATTTCCAATTGGTTCTGGTTCTTTGGTTAATCCACTTTCAATAGTAGAAGAATTGAGCATTTTAAAAATTGATTTAGAAAAAGAATAATAAATCAAGATTAGAATGAGGTTTTGTATTACGTGAGGGGGAATTCATGAAATAAAAGAAAAGATGAATAGACCTTTCAGTCCAAAAACAATATGAGTAAATCTTGTATGTTTACAGGACATATCCATTAGGGATAGCCCATCGTGTGAGTGTGTTACGTTTCAGGACTAGTAACCACCGTAGTAGTACTCTTCCTGTCCAAGATACTTTTCCCGTCCAGCCTGCCATGTTTTATTAAACGTTCTGTCCGATGTTCCCCACATAGCTTGTTCCACTCTGTTTGAAATATTTAGCAGAATAGCTTGTGGCAATCCAATTGGTTCTCCCTTATAGTTTCTATAGATACCATCTTGTTCATCATATAGCATCAGGAGATCCACTTCGTTGTCAAAATTATCAGGTGCAGAAATTTTAATTTCTCCTTTTTCAGCTTTGGTAAAGGCAGTACTTCCATAATAACGTGCAGCTAAAATCCGTTCACGTGGTGGTTTTGGTATTTGTTCCCTGCCATGCTCCAATAGTACTTTGTTGATCCTGTCGTATTCTCGATTGTAAACTTCTTCTGGATACATGCATAATTCATAAGCTAGTCCTTCAAGAGTTTCTTCATATTTATCCCCAATGATAGGTTCGCTACCACGTTTATACTTATGACGAGACCCTTTTGTAAAAGCCATGATTTTTCCAATTGATGTTGTTTGTAATCTTCCAATGATATATTCTCCTTCTTTAACAAAATTCCGCTTGAGAAAATCCATATCAATTACTTCAGTATCAGGGCAATCTGTTGATTCTTTATCTGCAGGTGTAATAACCATTCCGAGATCTTCAAGCATAACTTGTTGCACACTTTTGAAGTTGAAATAGTTTTTAACGATGTCAGTAGTTGTCACAATATTATCGTCGCCGTAGCATGCCATTTGTACATGTGATGAAAACAGACCATTGAATCCGTGTTTCTCCATGATTTTATAATAAGCATATCGAAATATGATCATGTTCACAATACAATTGTCGATTGATGTTCCACATTGTCCTGAAGGATTTCCATTTGGTGCTTTAATTACGACATTTCTAACAAGTACATTAGGGCCAGCAATGTGTTTGTACAGTCCGGTTCTAATATCGTCATCTTCGGGTTTCCAATTTTTGTCAAATATTTTGTAGAGTGAATTGTAAATTTCACAAACAGCTTCCATGATTTCTTTTGGTATTGATCCATCAAAATTTTTATAATCAGCGTAAAATCCAGAATTGCCAATTTTGTGCATGAAATGAAACAGTTCCTTGAATTCACAAGAACCTGGATCAATTCCTACTTTTGCTGAATGTTTATTTCTAGAGTTTATGATAGCTTGATAAACAGCCAAGAAATATTGTCGTTGTAAAATTGTTAAATGTAGAGGTGCAGCCAAAAATACACGTGTTGCTCCAGTTGAGATTTTTGAGGGTTTTAAAACTTCATCTTTTAATGTAGCCGTAAATGTTGTCCTGGTTAACTTTCCTCTAGATGATTGTTGTTTAAGATTGCTCATTGCATCCAAGAGATGTTGTCCATATTCATCTTTTTTCACTTCCAATATTCCATCACTATTGCGTGCAAGATACTTGTTCTTGGTACCCCAGAGAGTCCAGGGAAAACCAGGAGAAGTATCCATCGGCAAAGATCCAGATCCGTCTATTTGTGTTGATCCATTTAATGCTTCTGGTATTGTTAGGACTTTAAAGACATCTCGAAAATTCATATTTGCTTGTAAATAGGTTTTGACTTCTTCAACGACAGATCGTAGTAATACTAAATCAATTTTGCGTGGGCGTGGTTCTGTAAATTTTACCATACCTTCAGATAAGATGTGAAACGGCACTTGTTCTGTTTCCAACCTTTCATCAAATCCATCAAGTACAGCTGGTTCAAAATTGCATGGAAAGTCGGGGGAAGCTAAAAGTGAGTGATGATAGACAGTTTGTGAGTTTTGCACTACAGATACAGGTTTAATTTGATCACCTTTTATCACGACAGGAATTCCTAGTGGTTCGCAGTGAGGGAATTTCTTCTTTGTTGCATTAAATTCCGTTCTATTCATATCGTCTACATTATATAGTGTTAAATTTGCAGCTTGCTGTTCATAGTGATCTTCTTTGTGACAATGGTTAAGATCCTCAATAAAAATGGGTGCCATTAGACAAGCAGTTTGACTACCTGCACAATGGATTCCGAGAATCTTTTTCTTCAATTTTGAGTTGAAACTAAAATAACATGATCCACAATTTCCTTTTTCAGTTACTCCAGTGGTGTCAGTACAATATGTATTCGTGGTCCTTACAGTCCATTTATGTACGTCCCCAAAGGGCTTCATTGTTGTTTGAGCATCAGCTGTTCCAAATGTGTAGAAAACGTGAGAGCGCTTAGGAACTGCCAATATAACAGGTGCTTTTTCAAGTGGTGCTTCTTCTTTTGATCTCATTTGATGTGTAATTGTGGGAAATTGCGCACAGGTTTTATCAACAATTTCGAAATAGGTTACATCACGGGTGGGTACGCGATAAAGGGACCTTACTTCGTATCGTCCATGTTTTGAAATCACATAAGTAGAACTATCATTCTCAAATACATGAGAGACAGTTACACCCAAATGACCTTTGAGCATTAAACCTATACATGTGATCATGTTTCCATCACTTGTTATTGTTGAAACGGTTACATAATTAGTAATAACAGAATCGATAACTGAAAGACAGCCAGGATCTGCACTACCTTCAGATGCAAAGAATTCATCAATAGTTGATTCTTGTTCATGGTATACTTCAATTGTATCATGTGGATAAGATGCTGGTAGTAAACAATCTGCAAGTTCAGTTTCTTCAATATCGTGTTCAATTTGTGCCGTAAGTGGAATTGGTTTGCCATTTCCAAGTGTTCTGACATAATCCATAACGTTAACTAAACCCATTTGATCTGCTTTCGCTTTAATGTAAGGTATAGGTCCATGTTGCTTTACATAATCAATGATTTCTTTAAATGTTTCTGCATATTCAACTCGCATAAAATTCCTGCCATATCCTGATCGGTATTCATCAGCAATATTTACTTTTGGAAGGCTGCGTGGATATTTAATACAATCTTGTGTCATTGTGTCATCTTTCTTTTTGTTGGATTGAGTTCCATCGCCTGAATCAACAATGTTTGCATTTTGCTTTCGATTTGGAATTACCATTGGTGGAGTTTTCTTTATTTTCTTTTGGCCACGTGCTTCTTCATCATCAGTAAGAACTTTACTTTTCTTTTGGTAATGACTTGTTCCATCACTAGAACTAATTCTGGATGCTTTGTCTGTATCATCAATTATTTTCTTCTTCTTAGCTCCACGTGCTTCTTCTTCATTTTCTTCTTCAGGAGCACCAGTGTACATACGCCAAGCAATAGTGCCAAGAGCAAGTACAATGATACCACAGCACATGAGTGTTTTGATGATTTCAATAAGTTGTACGAGTGCGACAATTGTTCTGAAATTAAATATTGGGCGCAGAATATCACAAAATTTCCGTAATATTCTAGTAAAGATTTGTCCAAACTGCGTGTTCTGGCAATAAGCGATCCAAACTTTACATAAACGAAACCCTTTTCCAATACTAGACCAGAAGTTCCTCAACATGTCCGTATCAGGTACCATAAAAGTACGATGGATATTTTCACGTTGCATTGGAAAGAAAGGATATATAATAAGACCAGGTGCTACTCGTTGAATTGCAGGAAGACCTTCATCTAAATGAAGTCTATAATATTCAGGATTGTAATTTGGTTGTCGTTCATTATTTAATACGTTCATAGCTAAATTATACGTTGTATTGAGAGGGCTTGTTTCCGGTATTGCGTCGTATCCCAATGCTGCTTCTTCTATTGGATTAACAGGGATGATATTATCACCACCACGCAATCTTTGATAAGTGTTTCTGTTGATTGTGTTGATTGTATTTGACGTTAAATTTGTTAGATTATTTATGTTTTCAGTCACGTGTAATCGTTCATCAATTGAATTAATTGTATTCACTGCTAAAGTAGATGCATTTGTCAGGCGTTCTGTGATATGCAAATGTTCATTTATGCGAGTGACTACATGTCGTAAGTTTCTTCGTTGATTACGTATTTGTGGTAGAACTAATTCTTGAAAATTTTGGTATTGTTGAAAGGTTCTGTCTAGAGTCTGTTCAATAAATTGAGTTGTTCTAGCAAATGCCTCAGATTCAGTCAAGTTTTCAAAATTTCTCCTAATTATGGGAGTCATAAATCGACCAATCCGAATAAGAGCAGTTGCAAGAAGTGCTATTGGGCGTGTTCTCCAATAGTCCATACGAAGATACATGATACTAATTGTGTTCGTTGTATATTCATAAATATAAGCAACCCGTCCATTAAAATAATAGGCTAAATTGCGTCTTCTTGTGTATTCTTGTATTGCAGTTCTAAAAACTTCTTCATGTACTTCTGCTTCTGTTTGGTTTGGCTGTCTAAATACTAAGTGTTCGACATGACCAGCTACAATTGCTCGAATCTCATCTCGCGCTGCTATTTCCGGAGTGTAGAGAGCTATATTGGCTGTTTTGAACCATTCAGATTTAAATTTACGACATTTGTCTTTTTCTTCAACTTCCAAATTTCTACGACGTGGTGCTGGAACAGGACACAATGCAGTTTTCTTTATTTTGAGAGCAACTTCATTATCAAGTAATTGTTTTTGTTGTGGTTCTAATTGGATTGGTTCAGGGACATATGAATTATCATGGTCAAATTTTTCAATTTCTTCTTCTTTGTGTTGAGCAATTTCTTCTGGTGTTTGTGATGTCGTTGCTTGTTGTTCTTCTTGAGTTTCTTCTCCTTCTTCAACTAACACAGGTTCACTATTACAAATAATCACATCAGGGTCACGACGAGAAACGGTGAAAGCTGTTCTAGTCCCAACAATAACATGATCATATGGTATAAATTGTCCTGCTGATAGAAGTTGATAACCTTCTGGGCATGGATCCAATAAATGGCCAACACTTGATATTACATCACGCACTATTGTTCCTTTTGGATATATATCAGTATGACGAGTACCATCAGGCAATGTAACACGTATTTCAATACCCGCTGGTTCAATGCGAAATTTGTTCATATCCAGGTAGTGTTCTCTGGAATATTCACCATTAGGATATACCTTCTTTTCATTGATAAGTGCTGTAAGATGATATAATTCAGTTTTTCCTTTGCACATCTGTTTGAAGAGGCGTTGGAGTGAAAATTCAGGTGTCCAAATTGTTATGTTCCAACCTGTTTCATCAAAATATTCAATTATGACTTTTTCTTCAGGTTTTTGTGCAAGGTGAAAATCAGTGTGTGTTTCAAAGTAGTGTAAATCTTGCTTTTCTTCGTGATCCACTGGAACTACTTTGTCCATGTAAGTGCATGAAAATGTTCCTTGTGCTTCTTTGTCAAATGTTTGGATTGATTTTAAAATTTCCATTGTTGTAATTCCTTCATAATAATCAGCACAAAGTCGGAGTTTCTTTGCAAAATAAATAATTTGGAATGGGACTTCTTCTTCTTCAGATTCATGTTTTATTCCTTCTTTATCAGCAATTGTCTTTCTTAGGTTGGCAACTTCTTCTTCAATATCAATTCCAAGATTCTGTGCATCATCATATGAATTCACATAGGCGGATGACAGGGCTTCTGATATAAGTGCATTATTTTGTCGTGCAATGTTAATAAGGTCCATTATTCTCATATGTTTTTCCACAATATTTAATGAACGTATTTCTTCAAGAACTTGTATTTCATTATCCATTCCCGTTTCAGAAATATGTAGAGGAGCAGCTAGGTCATCATCACTTGACGTTAATTCACTTGACGGGACGCTGTCTGACATTTCATATTCTGGCATTTCTTGATCTCTTGAAAATTGTATTATTATTGGTTGTGGGTGAATGTTTCTTAATTGAGTCTTATAGGGCAATTGAACTCCATTAATTTTATAACAAATGTCACACTCAATAGAATAATATTCCAGATATTTGTCTAGAACTAAACCGACATAAGTTGTTGGTGGATAAGGTGCTGTGTAATCTTCACATATTCCATCATCATCGATTACAGTCACTTTAATTTGATTTCGAGATTTGCCTTGGCGTTCATATTGTTCATTTCTTAATCCGTAAAAGTGCAAAGGAAGTCGTGTTTCTGGATTCACTTGTACTCCTTTACGAATTAACAATTGTTGGAAAAAGTTGCAGACATATTCATTACATTGTTGGTGTTGTCCTGCAAAACGGTGATAAAGCGTAGGATGAAATCTACATGGAAACGATGCTGGGGCGATAGCGAAACGGCGAACCTTTCCGAAACCTACACAGAACGTTTGTTGGGCTAAACCACTATTTACAGTCACATAAAGAGAAGCCATTTTAAATATTTGATTCAATGATAGCAACCTATCATTTAAATTTTCAGCAATGACATTTTGTTTACGCACAAAATTTTTAAGATGATTTTCGTCAACAAAGCTGATTTCCTTTTCACAAGCAAATGGTAATTCACCACCTGCAACAAATTCTTCCAGATCATGTATTCTATTGTTGCATATTAAAGTTTGAGTTTCACATCCAGTGCATAATTTTGATCGACATCCAATCAATCCTCGATGATCATCGTCATTGTCACATTGATAACATTCCGTTTGAAAATCTTGGCGACGTGCAACAACTACGTTTGTATTAATTCGTGAATTGCATGAATTTGCTTGAATATTAATTTGATTGAAAGTTTGTGTTGGATTTCTTCGTTGAATGTCCGAAGTAGTCTGGACAATTTGTGCCTTGGCAAGATCGACGTGGTGATTGTACATTAAATAAGCTTCCTCTGCAATTTTGGCTAAGGTAGCTTTTCCTTTTGCTCCAGTGGCTTGACATTTTTCATGATTGTTTTTAAGATATGTTGTGTAGGTAAATTCCTCCATTCGTCGGTCAACAAATGTATCACTTTTAATTTTGTTTTCACAATCAATTATTATGTGTCTTCTTCTATTAAAGGCACTTGGTAGAACAGCATAGCCACCACTATCACTTAGTCCTTGGAAATTTGAAGTAACGATATAATATTTTGAGACAAAACGCATTCCTTTGTCAGGTAGAGCTGCTTTATTAACAATCATCGGTAATGGCGATATGAAATTTAAAAACATGTTCAAGTCTTTGCATTCTCCTTGTAACTTATCATCATCAAAAACAATATCTTGCTGATTGTAACCATCGAAATGTTCACAACCTGTGGGAAAAGCTACTGATGATAATTCTGTTCCATGATATTCATTCAGAAGACGTGCAAATTGTGGTGCTAAACTCGATTTTCCAGTTCCAGTAGGACCCCAAAACCAGATACAAACAGGTTCAACAACATTACTTGATGTAGTGTGATATTGATTAATAATTGTCATGACATCTGCAACAACAGCACGATATGAAGAATAAAGAGGAGCACATTCGCGTCCGTGATCTTTCAATACTTTAAGAACCTCATCATCATATCGAGACATTTTAAGGCGAAAGACTTCTACACCACCTGCTTTAAGTATTTCCGCAGGAGTGTCAATTAATAATTGGTTGTGGATTGTAGTCATTTCAGCAATAATTCTTTGCATTGTTTTGAAAGAGGCAGCAACTAAGGCATCAGCTGGAATAAGTGGACCCATCGATAAAGCGGACGAGATTGCACCAGCAAAATGTTCACCCATATCCTTAGCATAAACCATAACTTCAGTTGTATTTCTAAGATCCTTCGCACGTGATGCTAAGAAATCAGAAAATTTACACCTAAAGAAAGAGTCCAAATAAAGAGTACAGAAACCAAACATAATGCATGTTCCATAAGCAATTTGAGGAGAATATTTTTCTAATGGTAAACGATTTTCCATATTCAACCATTGTTGTAATTTATTTGAAAGATTAAATAATACACCAGAGTCAGCACTAAATATTCCAGGCGTTAGACTACTGGGTTGGGCTTGACGTTCATATTTTGTAAAAGGAAATTTATTTGTTAAAACACCAGGATAACGTTTTTGTAATTTCTTGTATTCCTTTTTCATATATAAATAGGAAGATTTAGATTGAGGATGTAAACCAGGAGCAACTTGAGATCCAAGGATTTGAGTAATTTTAATGACAATTTCCAAGAATCCTGAAGGGCTAAGTGACAGTGCGCCATTCATCTCCATAATAGTGACAAGGAGTTCCCAGGTTTTAAGACGACCTTGCAACCATGCACGGATAGTAATAACAGTAGTTGCAATATTGGCTCTTTTAAGAATATTATAAATTATGTCCATAAATCCTTCTGTTTTAACATTATTGGTGGATACTGGCACAGATAAAATTCTAAATAATATTGTGGTGAAGCCAGCTTTAATAAAATTAGGAGTCCACTTCCAAATAACATAAATTTTGACCATATGAGCGATGCGAGTGTAACCATCGATGGTCAATAAAGTGATACCATAAATAATAGTTGAAATGGTACACAAAAATAAATAAATCATCGCAAAGAAAAACGTCCACGAAACAATTGGAGTAGATAGTAAAACGATGATAAAGAGGGCAAATAATTGTACCGTAGTAACAATTAGTATATAAATGCGAGCCCCTTGTGTTTCAATAAATTCAGTAATTTCATCGTCAGAAATAAGTGGTGTTGCGACGCGAATTACTTGATATAAAATATAGAACAACTTAACAAGAGTTGTTGATATAAAGATTGGGATTCTATCAATACCAATCATATTGAAATTGTTGTGGTAGAAAATTTGGTTGTAAAGCTTAGTTTTTGAGATAACTTTCAACGAAAGAAACGTAACTTAAAA